CTTAAAAGCCCGGCATATGGCTGTTGATCCGCCTATCCTTGCCGCCGATCAGTCAACTGTTCGCCGCTTCTCGATGAAGCCCGGCGCGATTAATTACGGGACTGTAGATGCTTCCGGCAATGCGCTGGTTAGGCCGTATCAGTCTGGCACGTCTATTCAGGCCAGCAATGACGGTATCGAGCAAAGCCGCGAGTTTATCAATCGGGCGTTCTTCCTGAACCTGTTCCAGATTTTGGTTGAATCCCCGGCCATGACGGCAACGGAGGTCTTGCAAAGGGCGCAGGAAAAAGGGCAGTTGCTTACCCCCACGGCGGGGCGGCAAATGTCGGAATTGTTAGAGCCGATGATTATGCGGGAAATCAGCATCTATGAGGATTATGGCATATTCACAGACGAAGGCCCGCTAAAAATGCCGCAGGCCATGAAGCAGTTGGATGGCGAATTCAATATCGAGTACACAAACCCTCTGTCCAAAATGCAGCGCAGCGAAGAAGCCCTTTCAACCGAGCGTACTGTTCAGGCGTTGCTGCCATTGGCCCAGCTTGATCCGTCTATTCTTGATCCGATTGACTGGCGCGAATATGCGAATATCATGCGCGAAGCCAATGGTGCCCCTGCTAGATTGTTTAAATCTGATGAACGGATGAAGGCCGATGCTGATGCAAAAGCAGAAGCCGAGGGCATGGAGCAAGCTGCGTCTGTACTTCCGGGCGTTGCAACGGCGGTAAAAGACATCGCGCAGGCGGGTAGCTATGAGCAAGTCTGAAAAAGACCCACTTAAAGATATTCAGCTTGCCTATCGTCAGACCTTTAAGGGCAACGTGCCGAAAGAGGTTCTTGCCGATCTCCGTATCTTCTGCCACGCTACGAAAACCACGGCAGGATGCAATGAATCAATTGAACGTCTGGAGGGACGGCGAGAGGTGTTCTTGCGGATTATGACGTTCCTCAAGGTCGATATTGAAGATGTTTATGACTATGAACTTGATTTTTAACCCAAAGAAGGAGACTTTTTAAATGACCGAACAAGCCCCAGCCGCAGAGGGACAAGCACCTGCCCCCGCTGCAAACGGACAAGCTCCAGCCCAAAGCCCTGCAACAAAAGCATGGTATGAAGGCCATAACTTTACCCCGGAAGATATTGGATTTATCCAGAATAAAGGCTGGGATGATCCGATGAAATCTATCACGGCGTACAAGAACCTTGAGAAATTCCATGGCGTGCCTGCTGAACAATTGATGAAATTGCCTAAATCCTTTGACGAGCCGGGCGCACTCGATCCGGTTTATGACCGTCTTGGCCGTCCTGCATCGCCAGATAAGTATGATTTAAAGCTCCCCGATGGCGTTCAGATCGATCAGAAGCGTATGGATCTGGTCAAGGGCGTTGCTCACAAAATCGGCCTGAATCCGAAGCAATTGCAGGCATTGGTGGAAGCTGACGCGCAATATATGGGTGAAGTAACGGCGAATTATCAGGCTGAAAAGACCCAAAAGCAGGAGGCCGAGGTTGCCAGCTTGCAGAAGGAATGGGGTACGCATTTCGAGGAACGTGCAGAACTGGGCCGCCGCTTTGTCCGTAATTCCCTGCCCGCCGGAATTGATAAAGAGGCCACATTATCGGCCATTGAGGAAGCGATTGGAACGGCGTTGACGCTGAAACTGTTTGCCAATGCCGGGGAAAAGACCATGAAAGAGCATAATGTCCCTGATTCGTCCGGTGATCGTCCTTTTGGCTATACGGCAGAGCAAGCCGCAGCAGATAAGAAGTCCCTCATGGACGAGTTGAAGGCTGACCCGGCAAGGCTGGCGAATTATAACAAAGGAATTGGCCCGGATATTGACAAGATGGGGCGGATTAACAAAATTCTGTCAGGTGCATAATGAACAAAGCGTATGCACTTGGAATGTTCCTGTTGTTTTTCGGGACGATGTTGATTGCAAGCGGCACTGGATCGTCTGATATTACCGCGGCAATCACAGCAGCGGCTTTTACCGGGGGGCTGGCTCTCATGCTGAAATTCCGTTAGCCGACCCCCATAGGTTAATGGGATGGAAAGAGAGGGGCTTGCGTCCCTCTTTTTTTGTGGTATCATAATACCGTCAGACAAGGCGTTTCCGCCCCTGCCAATAGTGTCAATGCGGACATAAAACGCACAGGAAACGCCCCCATAAGGGACAAGCCATTCCGTTAAAGATCAACTTTAACATTTATGGAGTCTGACAATGACCGATATTCAAGCATTGCGGACGCAGGAATACTCCACCAATCTGGAGCTGCTGTCCCAACAAATGATGCCGAAACTGGCAGCATATGTAACTTCTCAACAGGCATCTGGAAACAAGGCTTTCCGTATGCTGTCGCAAATTGACAAAACGGAAGCTGTAAGCCGCTCAACGTCTGCAAAGCCTGCAATCAACATCGATGTTGCCCATGATGGCCGCTGGGTTTATCCCCAGATGTTCGATTGGGGCAAGGTCGTTGATGATATTGATCTTCTGCAAACCAACATCCAGCCGCAAGGCGCATATGTCCGGTCTGCTGTCGCCGCTCTGAACCGCAAGCATGATGATCTATTCATTTCTGCGTTCTTCGGTACGGCCAACACTGGCGAAACCGGGTCAACAAGCACCGTGTTCGATACGGGTAATGTTGTCGATCAGGACGTAGGCGGAACTGCAACTGGTCTGAACGTTGAAAAACTTCGTCGCGCTCAGAAAATCCTTTTGGATAATGACGTAGATATTGACATGGAAATGATCTATATCGGTGTTTCCCCGAAGCAGAATGATGATCTTCTGGCTCTGACGCAGGTTATCAGCAGCGATTTCAACGAGAAGGACAAGCCTGTCCTTCAAGATGGTCGCGTTCGCCGGTTCCTGAACATGAACTTCGTTATCTCGACGCGCCTTGGAGTTGATGGCTCTAGCTATCGCCGCCTGCCTGTCTGGGTTCCGTCCGGTGTTGGCAAGGGTTCATGGAAAGAGATCAACGGCGTTGTGCGTAAACGTCCTGATCTCCAAGGCGAGCCCGACTATGTGGAGGCTTCTATGATGGTCGGTTATACCCGCCTTGAAGAAGCCAAATGTGTAGAGATTAAGTGTGCGGAGTAACAAATCATGGCTCAACAAAAAGGTAATCACGTTACCAACTTTGATTCCACCCCCCCGCTTACGGTCAATAGCCGTGTGCATGGCGGAGTTGTCAAATATGCTGGTGACACTCTTGAACTGGCAGACACAGGCAATGACGACACAGCTGTTCTGGTCAAGCTCCCGATTGATGCTTGCATCCAGAGCATTAAATTTGCCTGTGACGATCTTGGCACAGCGGGAACCGTGGACATCACATTCTTTTATAAGAATTCTGATGGAACTTACACGGAAATCGCTGATGGTCTGATTGCAAACGGTATTGATGTTAACGCGGCTGCTGTCGCGCTGACCGAATATCGTTTCTCGGTTCTGAATATCAGCACGATCAACAGCCCGGCCTATACACTGGCTGGTCTTTCCGCTCGTCCTGCTTATGGCGATATTTATATCGGCGTAACCACGGACACGGGAACGACCTCAGCAGCTACGATCACGCTGATGGTTCAATACACTGAATAAATAATCTGGCGGGGGCGTAACTGCCCCTGCCTTACTTCTCCGGGGGATTCATGGCTTCCAAGACCGCTATTGCAAATCGCGCCTTGTCAAAGCTGGGGGAAGAACGCGTATCTAATGTCGATACGGATAATAACAAGCCCGCTAAAGTTATCCGGTTTATGTACGACATCGTGCGTGATGCCGAGCTTGCCGCATTCCCATGGAATTTTGCTATTCAACGCGCTCAGATAGCCGTCGACGCTACAGCCCCGGCATGGGGATATAATAACAGATATGTTCTCCCGACTGATTTTTTGGCATTGCTGGAAATTCGTGGCAATCCTGAATACAGGATCGAGGCTGGATATATCCTGACAAACGAAGGCGCACCGATTTATATCAGATACATTTCCCGTGTCGAAAATACAGGTTTGTTCGATGCGCTTTTTGTTGAAGCCTTTGCAACCAAGATGGCCTTTGAGGGATGCGAAGAAATCACGCAGAGCAATACAAAGAAAGAAGCACTCTTTCGTGACTACGAATTGACCATTAAACGCGCATACGCCAGCAACTCCATTCAAAGCCAGCCGCAAGAGCTTGAAGATGATGAATGGTTGCTTTCAAGAGAACATGTCAGCGACGATATTGATTATAATTTGTAGGATGAAATGGTAAAAGCCGCTCCGATAAAGACAGCTTTTAACGCAGGTGAATATAGCCCTCTGATGGAAGGGCATATCAATCTTGAGCGGTTCCCGGATAGCTGTCGACTGCTGCAAAACATGATCGCTTTAAAGCAAGGCCCTGCCGTTCGTCGGGCAGGGACGCGGTTTGTCAAGGAAGTCCGTAATTCAGCACATGATACTGCTTTAATCCCCTTTGAATTTAATGTTACTCAGGCTTATCAGATTGAAGCGGGGGATGATTATTTTCGGTTTTATACAGATAATGCCGTAATTACTGCGACGGCTCAGAATATCACCGGGATCACAAAGGCCAATCCAGCCGTAGTGACTTATAGCGGCACAGATACTTATGCCAACGGGGATGAGGTTTATATTACAGGCGTTCTTGGGATGACGCAGGTTAATGGTAAATTTTATCGTGTTGCCAATGTGAATGCTGGGCTTAATACATTTGAGCTGACCGATACGGACGGCGTGAATATAAATTCTACGGCGTACACAACCTATTCATCTGCCGGGACAGTTGCAGAAGTCTATCAGATAGCATCTCCATATGGCCAAGATGAGCTTTTTGATGGAGATGGATTGCCATTATATCAATACGCACAGAGCGCAGATGTTTTATATATTGCACACGGCACATATAACACCCGCGCTTTGACACGATCAGGAAATGCGTCATGGACGTTGAACAATATGGAGTTTGTCGATGGCCCTTATCTGGTCGAGAACGATACTGCCGTAACCATGACGCTTTCCGGCACAACCGGAAGCGTGAACGTCACTCTATCGGCTGCAACGGCTGTTAATGGCGGGCAGGGATGGCTTACGACAGATGTAGGGCGGCTATTGCGTTTTAAAGATCCTGCCGGGGATTGGACATGGTTGCAGATCACAGCATGGACAAGCACGACTGTCGTTGTTGCGACTATCAAAGGTCTTGCAGCCAGTGCGGGAACTGCTACGACTTCATGGCGTATCGGGGCATATTCCGACACAACTGGATACCCGACTGTTGTTACATTTTTTCAAGACAGGGTTTTCTTAGCTGGGGCTGCGTCATACCCGGATCGTTATGATTTGAGCAGGACGGGCGGATATTCAGATACACAATTCCAATTCGCCCCGACGGATAGAGATGGAACGGTAACAGATGACGCGGCTATTACCGGGACGCTTCAATCAGGGCAGGTTAATGCTATTCAGTGGGCCGGGACTGATAACCAAGGTCTTGTGATCGGCACAGCCAAAAAAGAATGGATTGTCAGGCCGTCAACTTCAAATGAAGTTCTGACTCCCAGTAATGCCAAGGCTGATCCGTTTTCATCCATCGGTTCTGCTGCGGTTCAACCGATACAGGCAGAATCAGGAACGATATTCGTTCAACGAGCGCGGCGCAGGGTTCATGATATTGTTTACAGCTTTGAGCGCGACCAATTAAAGCCGCGTGATTTGACAATTGCGGCAGAACATATTACCCGGACAGGGGTATGCGAAGTTAAATTTCAACAAGAGCCGATCAATGTTATCTGGGCAAGGCGGACAGACGGGCTATTGATTGGCATGACCTATTATCCTGATGAGGCGGTTTTTGCAGCTCACAGGCATGTTATTGGCGGGTCGGGGCTGGTTAAGTCGATCTCTACAATCCCCTCTGCGGACGGTTCGAGGGATGAATTATGGATGATTGTCCAGCGCACGATTGATGGAACAACCCGGAAATATATTGAATATATGGAAAGATACTATGAAAGTGATATGGATAAAGAAGATGCTTTTTATGTCGATTGCGGTTTGACTTATGATGGCGCGGCAACGGCTACTGTAACAGGGCTGGATCATCTTGAGGGTGAGACTGTTAAGGTTATGGTCGATGGAAAATCTCATCCTGATCTTGAAGTAACATCTGGTTCAGTCACCCTTGCCAATAGCCGAGAGGGGGAAGTTATTAATATCGGATTAGGGAACACTTGGGCATTCTTTTCGCAGCGTATCGAGGCAGGATCACAGGACGGAACGGCACAAGGAAAAAGCAAGCGAATAACGGGCTTTGTTGTGAGACTGTTGCAAACACTCGGTCTTTATTATGCCCCCACAATTACTGCCACGCCAGATGAATATGATTTCAACCAAGGCGCGGAATATGATGAAGATATGCCTCTTTTCGATGGAGATACGGCATTCTTGCGTTGGCCCGCTGGATATGAAACCGATGCTAGTATATACTTGAGCCATGACGGGGTGTTCCCGGCTGCGATTTTGGCAATCATGCCAGTTTTAACGACGTATGACAGATGATTGTAGTTCCGTTCATGCCGATACATCTGGAAGGCTTCAAAGCACAGGACAATAAAGGCTTGATTAATAAATATCTTATTTCTGAGGATTACATTGAAACTGTCGCATCTTATGGCCCGGTTTATACTGGCTGCGTTGATGGCAAGCCGATGATTTTCGCCGGGATGATCCAGCCGCATGACCATATCGGGATGCTCTGGGCTATTTTGTCGGATGAATGCAGAGAACACATGATCGGTGCAACGCGGGCAGTAAAGGCGTTTATGGATCAAAACAATCATATCCCGCGCATGGAAACGGCAGTTCGGCGTGATTTTGCAGAAGGCCATAGATGGGCGCAGATGCTTGGATTTGTAAACGAAACGCCTGAAATCGGCATGAAAAACTATGGCATAGATGGCGCGACATATGATCTATACGCGAGGTGTCAATAATGGCTAGTGCGCTACCATTTATTGCAATGGGGATGCAAGTTCTAGGTGGCATTCAGCAACAAAATGCAATCAAGGCTGAGACGGCAGCGCAAACCGCACAGCTTCAGGCACAGGCCAATGCGGATAAGTTCAATGCAAATGTTGCACGTGAAAATGCCAAGATTGTCGAAGGGCAGACACAAGCCAATCTTGACAAGGCGGATCGTGAACGTCGGATAAGATTGGGGACAAATATAGCCAACTCCGGTGCATCAGGAACAGGTCTTGGCGGGGCTATGGATATTCTGCAATCAAGTTCCGCACAGGAAGAGTTGAATCTTTTGACGATTAAATCAGAAGGGCTTTTGAAGCAACGTTCTTATCTGCAAAATGCATCTTTAGATGATGCTTCCGCAGGTAATACATTAAATCAAATCCCGCTTGTAAAATCGGCTGGGAAAACAAAAGGCGCGGCGGCTGTTCTGAGCGGATTTTCGTCAAGTCTTAGCACTGGCAAGAGCATGGGAGCTTTTTAGATGGCAAATATCAATCAATATACACAAGAGAATACGCCTGTCGCAGTCAATCAGGGAAGGCCCGCACAAACCGATGATTTTGGGGGCAATCAAACAGGGCTGATGGCACAGGCCCAATCAAGAAGCGCAATGGCTGATGCATTGGGCAATGCAGGGGCGCAGATCGGAGCGATTGAAGCGAAAAGGCAGAACAGGATTGAGACGATTAATATTGCTCGTATGGCTGATAGTTTCTACAATGAATCATTGGCTGAATATAATCGTGCTTTGGCGGAGGATGATATTATTGATCCTGCCACAACAGATAAATTTAATGAAACAATCCGGGGTAAATCTGCGGCTGTTCTTTCTAATTTTAGCGGTTCGCCAGATGCAAAGGCAAAACTTGAATTGGAAATTATGAACCAATCTAGCACCTTTACCCGGCAAATGACTGAAACTGGAATCGGCGCACAGCGTAAATTCATCGTCGGCAAAGCTGGTGAAAAAATAACAACTCTGGCAGCACAAATACGAGAAAATCCAGCATCATATAATGAAATTATGTTGCAATCAGATCGTGTGGTTAAAGAATTTTCTCCCGCTTTGTATGCGGAAGATGAGGAAGCATTACAACGCGCTGCGCGGCAACAAATATCATTAACTGCGCTCAATACATATATTGATCGTGGCATGTATGATGAAGCAAATGCTTTGATTGATGTTAATCCGATGATAATCGAATCTCTTCAACCTGAATCACAAAGAGATGTTCTTTCGAGGATAAATCAAGGCACAAAAGATCGTGAGAAAGTATTTGAGGAAGCAAAAAAGAAAAAAGACCTTCTTGAATGGGGTGAGGGAATTACAGGGCAGAAAGTGGATTCTATGGCCGCACTCAATTTCATCATGGGCAGCGATATAAAGCGGCCAAATGATGAGGTTCTTTCAGAAATTGCGGCTATCTACAAAATGAAGCCGGAAGATTTGCCGCCTGAAGTTACATTGAAGGTCAAATACCCCGATCTGAAATTGTTTGATAGTGATGTTGATCCGAATAAAGATTTCGGGCCGGGGAACAAAATAACTGTTTCAGGGATTAAAAAATCTGTTTCACCAATAGTTTTGAACGCTGAAACAATCAGAACGCAACGCACGATGCTTAATATTGCAATTGAACAAGCGAAGAATGGCAATAAGGCAGCAGGGCAAGCGGCAGTTACGGCATTCAAAAAGATGCTTGATCCAACGTCTGCGGTTATGGAGGGCGAAATCGCAATGCTCGGACAGGCTGAGGGCCTTTCAGGTAGGATCGACAAGATGTTTGATCCCGGAAAACCAGTATCTAGCGATCAGCTTGATGAATTAAAAGCATTTGGTGAGAAATTCACCGATGATTTACTTAAATCAAAAAAGACAAAACTTGATAACTATCTAATTGATTCAGATTCTCGCGGATTCCGCAGGGTTGATATTGGGTTGCCGACTGAAGTTTACAAAGACATATTCGGTACTGAAACAGTTGGGGAAATAAAGCCAGATGCTCCGGCACCTGCCGGACTAAATGAAATGTCGGAAGATGATTTACAGCGTATGCTAGATGAAATGGAAAAGGCTGGAAAATGATTTCAGGCGGTTATTACGATAGGCTGTCTAAAGTTGAGAGCGGAGATAATCCTTCTGCTCAAAACCCCGCGTCAAGCGCAAAAGGGCGGTTCCAATTTATTGATAGCACAGCAAAGCAATACGGCATAACGGCTGAATTCGGAACACCTGAATATGAGCAACAGGAACGTGTCGCTGTTGAGAAGTTTACATCCGATAATTTTAATGCGCTTAAACAAACATTAAAACGAGATCCAACCCCAGGAGAACTGTACCTTGCACATCAGCAAGGTGCAGGGGGGGCTTCAAAAATACTGGCAAGTCCGAATGCTCGTGCAGTCGATGTTTTGGGTAAAGATGCTGTTTTAAAGAATGGCGGCAATGAAGATATGACCGCGACTGAGTTCGCTCAGAAATGGACAACCAAATTTGAAAGCGGATTAACTGATAATATTCAAGGCCAATCCGGGCAGGTAACCCTTGTCGGAGAACCCGGAGCGGATAAGTTACAAGAAAGGCCACAATTCACCCGCGAACAGTTAATGCAGGAATTGGAGCGTAGAAAATTACAGGGCGTTAATAATAAGGTTCCGTCTGCAACGCCTTCTGCTCAATTTACACGCGATCAATTGATTGCAGAATTGCAAAAGAGGAAGAAAGAAAAAGGTACGCCAAATTATATTCAGCGTGTTTATAAAATGGCACAAGATCGTGAGCAAAATATTAAAAACACAAATGAACTTGCATCCCAGTATGGCAATAAAGCTGCTGCCTTTATTCCACAATTGGGGGAGGCTGCGGGGTTCATTGGCGATGTTGGGTTTGAATCTGTCGCAACAATCTCGCGCACTGTTGCGCCTGAATTTACGAAGGATCTGGCTGAAGTTACAGGTAAGGCCGTTGGATATGTAATGGACACGCCGCCAGCAAGATTGTTTACGCGGGAGTATAAAGATTTTAAAGAAAAGCATCCATTACTTGCCGAGAATATCGAGGGCACTTTAATGGTTGCGTCTTTTGTTCCTGTTATAAAGGGCGGAAAAGCAACGATAGACCTTAGTAAGCAGGGGATGAAAACACTTGCACAAAAAAGCGGGGATGCTGTTGAATTTGCTGTGAAGAAAAGTGATGACGTAATTAAGAAAGCAACGTCTTTAAATAGTCCATTGGCTCAGGCGCGAGCTGCAATACAAGTTAATGAAACTGATAGGGCCATTAAGCGCATATTAAAAGTTTCCGATAAGAGCTACAAAGATTTGCTCGATGAATTAAAAAATAGTGATGTTCTGACTATTGCCGATATTGCAGGGGATGAGGTTCAGGGATTAACTCGATCATTAGGTAAGATGGAAGGTGCAAAGAACCTTATCCACTCTACACTAAGGCAGCGTGGTGAAACTGCCATAACCCGCGTATCTGCTGTACTTAGCGAGAGAATTTCCAGTATTGAGAGTTATTTTGGGAATATTGACGAGTTGGGGAAGGCGCGGTCTGTGGCTTCACGGCCATTGTATAAAAAAGCCATGGAAGAAGGTGCCGATATTGTTGATGATCGGTTGAATAAGTTTATTCAAGATAAAAGAATCATAGATGCAATGAATGACGCAAAGCTGCGTTATGGCGTAAGGGCCGAGGCTGCGTCTAATTCTCTTGAAACACTGGATGGTGTTAAAAAGGTTCTTTATGATATTGAAAGCCGCGCAAAACGTGCTGGGGAAACAAACCTTGCCGGGGCTTATGGGGATTTGCGCCGGGAACTGGTCAAGGTTCTTGATGATAACGCGCCTTCATATGCTGCTGCTCGTAAGGTCTTTGAGCATCCCAGTAAACTTATCGACGCACAGGAGTCGGGCAGGGCGTTTTCAAAGCTACAACCAGAAGAACTCAAAAAGGTTCTTTCTGAAATGGAACCTCATGAGATCGAAGCGTATAGAATTGGAGTGAGGCAAAATCTTCAGCAAACAATTAGCGCGACTGCTGACAATGCCGATCCTGCCCGTCGTATTTTTGGCAATGATTTCAAACGCAAGCAATTAGAGGCCGTTTTTGAAACAAAAGAGCATTACGACGAATTTGCAAAGCGTATGCAGGACGAAATCAAGGGCTTTGAAACAAGGAATGCAATTCTTGGAGGTTCGCGCACTGACTATAACGTCGCTGGTGATCTTCAGTTTATTGATGCTATTGCTGATGCTTTTAATGAGCTATGTTCAGGTTCTGCAAACTCTTGGGGCTCCGTTTTTGCCGTCTAACGTAGTTTGAGTCGTGGCGTTTCGCGACCTAATCAAAAAAGCAGCTCGGCCTCTGGCTGGGTTTTTGCTGGACTCAAATATCACGAGTAACTATGGTTGGGCTCGCTATTTTTCGCCCGGGTCGGGTGTCGATTACCGAAAAGAAGCCGGAAAAATCTATGACAATTCAATAGTTTCTATTGGGCTCAATTTCCGCATAGAAACAAGGACTCAAGCTAAACTTGTAG